TAATTTAACTACTGCTTGGGATATTAGTACTGGTTCGTATGCATCAAAAACATATTCAATAGGAAATGGAGAAACTTTCTCAAGTGCTATATTTTTCAAACCAGATGGAACTACATTTTATGCGATTGGACAAACAAATGATATAATTTATCAATATAGTATGGCAACCGCATGGGATATTAGCACTGGCTCTTACACTGGCAAATCATATTCGATAACATCTTCAGAAATTTTCCCAACAGGATTATTTTTCAGTAGTGATGGCACATCTGCGTATGTTGTTGGTAATAATAGTGATAATATTATTCAAATTAATTTGGCATCAGCTTGGGATATTGCTACCGCTAATTTAGGATTTTTATCAGTAAGTGCTCAAGATACATCTCCAGCAGATTTATGTTTCAATTCTGCAGGAACTAGATTATACATATGTGGAGTAATAAATGATACAATATATCAATATAATTTACCTCATGCATGGAATATAGGAACTGCAACATATTCCACTAATTTTTCTATTGCAAAAGAAGAAGGTAATATAACTTCATTATTTCTAGGAAATAATGGTACTAGAATGTACATGACTGGCGCAGATAGAGATAGAGTATATTCTTACATTTTAAATACTTCTGATGAACTATCTTCAGTTTATATTCCAAGATCTTTGACATTATCAGATACAAACCCAGCTGATTTATGGTTTAATTCAGATGGAACAAGATTTTATATTGCTGCAGACACAAATAATTCCATTCAACAATATAATTTAAGTACTGGTTGGGATATAACAACTACAACATATTCAACCAAATCAGTTTCAGTTATTTCAGTAACAAATATTCCTAGTGGGGTATTTTTAAAATCAGATGAGTCTAAATTATATGTGTTAGGATCTTCTCTGTATGAGTACGATATTACTACTAGCGGAGATATATCAACCACTAGAACTAATAGTTTTTCTATCACATCGCAAGAAATTATTCCACAAGGAATGGTTTTTGGAGATGCTGGAACAAAAGTTTATATTGTAGGTCAAAATAATGACACAATATATCAATATAATTTATCAACTGCATGGGATATCAATACGGCATCATATTCATCTAAATCTTTTTCTGTTGGTGCTATCGAAGGAACACCAACTGGATTAGCAATAAGTTCTGATGGAACTAAAGTGTATTTTGTTGGCACAACAAATGACAGGATTCATGAATTGCTATTAACAACTGCATGGGATATCAGTACAGCATATTATAGATACAATTTAAATGTTGGAACTCAAGAAACAAATCCACAAGCATTTGTATTTGGAAAAAATGGAGAAAGACTTTATGTAATTGGTACTACAAATAATACTGCGTATCAATATAATTTAACTACAGCCTATGACATTAAAACAGCATCATATTCATCAAAATCGATATCACTAAGTTCATGGGATGTTGCTTCAAAAGGTATTCATTTCAGTTCAGATGGTAAAAACTTATATGTGTTTGGAGAAACTAATGACAGAGTATATCAACATAAATTAACTACAGCTTGGGAACTTGATACAGCATATACTTTATTTTCCAAGAGAGTAAGTTCTACTTCCAGAGAAGATGTTCCACAAGGATTTTATATAGGAGATTCTGGAACAAAAATGTATATCATTGGAGATGACTCAACTTCTCCACTAACTTCTCCGTATGTTTATCAATATACATTAACTACACCATATGATGTTTCCACAGCAACTTATGCATTTAAAAGTCTTTTCTTTGGGGATATATCAGCGACTACATTAGCATTCAATCCAACGGGAACTAAAATATATATCGCTGGTTATAATTTAGATAGAGTTAGAGAATATTTGTTAAATACTGCTTGGGACGTATCAACAGCAGTAGATCCATGGAAATCTAAAAGTATTTCTGTTCAAACTACTTCGCCAACTGATCTTGTATTTGGAAGTAATGGAACTAAATTGTATGTGATGAGTACTAGTGGAGCAGTGTTTCAATATACTTGTTCTACCGCATACAATTCTACTACAGCTACATATGATTCAAAATCTTTTTCTGCCACAACATACGAATCAACAACAAATGGATTGTATATTAAAGACGATGGCACTAAATTATATGCTGTTGGATCAACTACTGATAGATTAGGAGAATGGAATTTAACAACTCCTTGGGATGTAAGCACAGCAACAGTACCTTGGAAATCTTTATCAGTTTCTCTTAGAGATGGCACAGCACAAGATATATTTTTTGGCGATAATGGAACAAAATTATATTATCTAGGATCTTCTAATGACACAATATATCAATATAATTTATCAACTGCATATGACATAGCAACTGCTACATATGCATCAAAAGCTTTATCTGTATCTGGTCAAGAAACAACACCAACAGGTTTAGCATTTAGTAGTGATGGAACAAAATGTTATATTGTTGGACAAGCTAGTGATAACATCCGCCAATATAATTTATCAACTGCATGGGATATTTCTACTGGCTCGTATGCAAGTAAGACTTTATCTATATTAACACAAGAAGGATCATCTACTGCACTAGCCTTTAGTGCTGACGGAACAAAAGCATATGTACTTGGCATAATAAATGATACAATTTATCAATACACTTTAACAACTGCGTGGGATATTTCTACTGGATCATACGCATCCAAATCATTTGGAATAGGTACACAAGAAGGTGTAGTTGGTGGCATGGATTTCAAGCCAGACGGCACAAAAGTTTATATTGTTGGTTCATCGAATGATACAATTTATCAATATAGTTTGTCAACTGCTTGGGATATTAGCACAGCATCATATGAATCAAAATCAATATCTGTGAATTTTCAAGATACTGCTCCAGTAGGATTACAATTTAATTCTACTGGAACAAAAGTATATATTATGGGTTCTACAAATACAGCAGTATATGAATTTACAGTAGGAACAGCTTGGGATATATCAACAACTAATATAGGATTTATATCAGTATTAGTGCAAGATACCACAGCACAATCATTATATTTTAGACCAGATGGTTCTAGAGTGTATGTATTAGGAAGCGGTAATGATAGAGTTTATGAATATAATTTAAGTGTTAATTGGCAAGTATCAACTGCTTCATACTCCAGGCAATCAACAATATTAGCAGAACCAGTTGCTGGTGGATTATTTTTCAAAGATGATGGAACTAAATTTTATGTAGTTGGTTCAACTAATGATACAATTTATGAGTATGTAATGTCTACAGCTTGGGATGTTAGCACAGGTACGTTAACATCAAGTTCAAAATTTATAGGAAACCAAGACGGAACTTCGATAGGTCTTACATTCAATGCATCTGGAACAGAATGTTATGTACTAGGACAATCAAATAATACAATTTATCAATATCCAGTTGAAACTGCATGGGATATAAGAACGATAAATATTGGATTTATTTCCGTTTCAGTCGATAGTGTAGTAAAAGGAATTACATTCAGTACCGATGGAACTAGAATGTTTATGGTTGGAAGTGGGAATACTACAAAATACATTTATCAATATAATTTAGATAAAGCGTTTTTAGTATCATCTGGTAATTACACTAAACAATCTAATGTTAGTATTGCAGATGGAACTCCAGAAGGAATTACTATTAGTCCAGATGGTAGTAAAATATATTATGTTGGATCTGGTTCAGATCAAATATATGAATATACATTATCAACAGCAAATGACGTTGGATCAATATCACTAAACCGAACAGTATCAGTTAGTTATTTGACAACTGATCCAAGAGATTTAATTTTCAATAATGATGGAACGGTTCTTTATGTTTTATCATTATCTTGGGTATGGGCGCTTAATTTAGATACAGCATATGATTTACAAACTATTAACGCAAACCCATTATTAGTAAGTGGTCAAGATGCAACAGCAACAGATGTAACAATTAGTTCGGATGGAACAAAAGCATATATTTTGGGAGATACAGCTAACACATTATACCAATACACACTATCAGTACCTTGGATAATTTCCACTGCAAATTATGCATCAAAATCTCTTTTTGTCGGATCACAAGAAACAACCCCAAATGGATTTGAATTTGGAGATAATGGTACTAAAGGCTATGTAATTGGTCAAGCAAATCATACAATTTATCAATATACGTTTACTACAGCATGGGATGTTTCTACTGGTTCTTATGCAAATAAATCTTTGTCTTTATCAGTTTACGACACAGGATATACTGCATTGAGATTTAATCCAGATGGAACTAAAGTATATGTTATGGGTATTTCTATGGATAGAATATTGGAAATAGAATTGACTACAGCATGGGATATTAGTACAGGTCAAGCAGGATTTATTTCAGTTTCTACAGCTGATAGTGATGTTACTGGATTAACATTCAATAATTCAGGAACTAGATTATATGTAATAGGAACACAAAATAGTAGAATAAATCAATACGATCTTTCTATTCCGTGGTATATTAATACTGCAACATTAAACTCAACTGATTTTATTAATATAACCACAGCTGGTGTTGGTATTTCTGATACTTCGATACAAAGTGTCAATTTTAATGAAAGGGGAACAAAATTATATGTTTATGGCGGAACAAATAATAGATTATATCAATTTAATGTTGCGTTCACTTGAATAAATAATTAATAATTAGGAATAGAAATGGCAAAGCCATCTACCAGGGAAGAATTTAAAGATTATTGTTTAAGAAGACTTGGTGCTCCAATTTTAGAAATTAACGTGGATCAAGATCAATTAGATGATATAGTAGATGATGCTATTCAATTTTTTCAAGAATTTCATTATGATGGAATTGAATTGATGTATTTAAAACATCAAATTACCGAGGAAGAATATACAAGATTTAATGAATCTGATGAAACAACTACAACGCCTGATCCAGATTCTTCTTCGTGGTTAGATAGAAATAATTTCATTGAAGTTCCAGATCATGTTATTGGTATAACAAAAGTATTTGGAGTTTCTTCTAATTGGGTACGCAATGATTTGTTTGGTTTAAGCAACCAGTATTTCTTGATGGATATCTTTTCATTTTCATCAGGATTTGCTTTTGGTAATTTTGACATGACAAATTATTATATGATTCGCCAGTATTTTGAAACTCTTGATATGGTTGTTAATACTGGTGCATTAGTTCAATACAGATTCAATAAACGACAAGATCGTTTGTATATTGATATTGATAAAACAAGAATGAAACCAGATAATTACTTACTAATAGAATGTCATAGAGCTTTAGATCCAGCAGATTGGTCACAAATTTATAATGATAGTTTTCTAAAAAGATATACTACTGCTTTAATAAAAAGACAGTGGGGACAAAATATGATCAAATATCAAAACATACAACTCCCTGGTGGCATAACGATGAATGGAAGACAACTCTGGGAAGATGGTGATGCAGAAGTAAAAGAGTTGGAATCTAAAATGATTAGTGATTATTCACTCCCACCAATAGACATGATAGGTTAATTTTATGGCAACTAGTCATTACTTTCCTCAACGATATGGAGGAAATAAATCAGAACAAAATTTTATTCAAGATTTAGTTGATGAACAAATTAAATTGTTCGGAACTGATTTATATTATCTTCCTAGAGTTATTTTACAAGAAAATGCTTTAAGTGATGTAATATATTCAAAATTTGAAAAGCAATTTCAAATTGAAATGTTATTACAAAATGTAGAAGGGTTTGGTAATGACGCAGAGTTTATTAATAAGTTTGGATTAAAAATTACGGATGAAGTAACTTTTGTTGTTTCTAGAAGAAGATGGGAATTAGAAGGACAAAGGTTTGGTCTTGCAATAAGACCACTCGAAGGAGATTTGTTATATTTTCCATTAACAAAACAATTATACGAAATAAAATTTGTTAGAAACGAGACTGCTTTTTATCAGTTGGGACAGATTTATTTTTATCAAATTATAGCAGAAATTTACGAATTTGGCAACGAAGATATTTCAGTCGGGATTGATGATATTGATGAGATGGACGCATCACTAAGCAGTTCTATTACCATCACATTAAAATTAGGAGGAACTGGTAATTTCTTATCCAAAGAAACTGTTACTGGAAGTATAAGTGGAACCACTGCTAAGGTTTCTAGTTGGAATCCCGCAACTAGAAAACTAACAGTATATAAACGCAGTGGAACATTTGTAGAAGACGAAGATTTGACTGGAGCAGAAGCAACCTGGGAGATAGATAATTTCGATAGCTTAGATGATAAAAACACAAAATATTCTAAAAATAAATATATTGAAGAAGAAGCAGACACAATACTAGATTTTAGTGAAAAAAATGTGTTTGGTAATTATGGTAATTTTATGGATAGTTTCTAATGTTAGGTCCTCATTTTTACAATCAAGCTATAAAAAAAACTGTTGTTGGTTTTGGAACTTTATTTAATAATATAGAAATACAGAAAAAAGATCCAACATCAGGGAATATTTTAGAAGCACAGAAAGTTCCTTTTAGCTATGGTCCTAGAAGTAAGTTCTTAACTAGGATTGAACAGGACCCAGATCCAAATCCAGGAAAGCCATTTGAAAACGTAATTCTCCCTAGAATGTATTTCGAAATGGTTAACATTTCTTATGATAGTTCACGGAAAACTAGTCCAGTACAAAAATATAAAACAATAATTAATGATAATGGAACTGAAGTTAAAGTTCAATATGTGCCAGTTCCATATAACATAGAGTTTGAATTAGGAATTCTTTCTAAATCACAAGATGATGGGTTGCAAATTCTTGAACAGATTTTGCCATATTTCCAACCAAATTTTAATATAACTATAAATTTCATTCCAGATATGAATGAAAAAAGAGATGTTCAAATTATTTTAAATTCAATTAATTATGAAGATGACTGGGAAGGATCTTTCATAAATCGAAGATTGATTACTTGGACCTTATCATTCAGTGCTAAAACATACATATATGGACCATTTGATCAAGCTTCCATAATTAAAAAAGCAATCATTTACGAATCAGCATCAGAATATATTCCTGGTGTTAGAAATGCTAAATTAACATATACACCAAAAGCATTGGAAGATTTAAATGATGATGGAGTTATTAATAATCAAGATAATTTATTAGTAACTGCAGATGATGATTTTGGATTCAATGAAGAAGTAATTATATATGAATGACTTTGAAACTAACATGACTCAAATATTTGACATAGCGCCCACGCATACTGAGGTGGAAGAAATACAAACACTGAACACAAATAATAAAAATACGACAGAAGATCCACAAAAAGATTATGAATATACCAGAGGTCAACTCTACGACCTCATAGAGAAGGGCCAGGAGGCCGTACAAGGGGCCTTAGAGGTTGCTCAGGAGTCTGGGCACCCCCGAGCGTTTGAAGTCGCTGTGAACGCTATGAAGCAGGTCTCAGACATGACTGATAAATTAATTGATCTTCAAAAGAAAATGAAAGATCTAGATGCTCCTGTTAAAGGTAAAGGACCTACGACTGTTAACAATACCATGTTTGTTGGTAGTACTGCCGATCTCCAAAAAATGATTAAAGAGATGGGCAAAAATATGGCTGAAGAATAAATACTATAAAAACTATGTCTTACGTTAGGCACGATACAAATAATAATCCATCTTCTCCTCAGCCAGCATCAACTACAGTAACTGTGCTTGATAATTGTGAAGGGTGGACTCCCGTTACATATGAAGTTTGGAATGGCGATTATATTGCCAGAAATTCTGACAATACTGTAAGAACTCCTGGAACATACCAGGCAAGAAATGCTGATAATACTATTAGAACGCCAGCAACATATCAACGCCATGACATAAACAATGCTCCCGTTAATATTTGTCCACAAATAGGTAGTGATAACCCAGCAAACGCAGCAGAACCCGATGCTACAGCGTGGGTATTGATGGACGGTCCTTTTTACAATACTCCTGGAAATTCTAGTTCTGGTTTTGTTGGCGGACAAAGTTGGAGAAAGATGGCTCCATCTTCTGCTGTAAATGGCAAAACTTCATACATATATGGAGATGAAACTGTGACTTGGACTGGAACTGAATGGCAGTATGCCAATTTGTATACAGGAGTTATTTCCTCATCATCAAGTAATGTAAATTATCCATGGTTGGCTACGTGGAATAATGGATACACTGGCGCCAAGATTACATCAGCTTATGTTAAAACAACTAATTATCCAACGGTTCCCTAATTATGGCACAGTATAGCAAACACTACGAAGATTTCCTGCCACAGGAAAAAACAAACTTTGAGGTAGTCATGATTGCCGATAACTTCGGTAATCTTACTGCTGGAACTGGTGCGACTGCTGTTGAT